CCATTGGTCGCTCTGTAACGGTTGATTTTGCGAATCATGCCAGCCGTACCGACAAGAGTGTTGTCAATTACGCAAAACGGCTGGAGGTCGAGATGTGAGTTATACTGATCCTCAATCTCATTCGACAGATAGAAATTGGAATAAATGGTATTAGCCATTTACGCTACCTCCTATTATGTTTTATAAAGTTCTTCGTATTGATCGGGATGTTCAAGCGCAAACTTGGCTCTCTCATCAGTGCTAAGTTTCTTGAACTCCGCAAGTGTCATAGCGTGTTCTCCATCGCCGCCAGGGGCGCGTGGAGTGTCTTTCAGCAAATTCACTTCGATTTCGTGGTCATGCGTTTTCAAAAACTTGCCAAAGGTGTCGAACATGACTTCGTATTTCCCGTCAACAATGGCCTCGGAAACTGTCTTTGCGGTTTTCTCGTCCATACCAAGCGCAAGGGCTTTCGCTTCGTGAGTGGACAAATATTTTTCGCGCCGCAGTTCTTCCAATTCCTTTTGCATCTGGGAAAGTGCTTCGTCGTTTTCCTGCTTCTTCCGCTCGTCATCGGACAAAAGCTGATTATGCTTTTTCTTCCAATCAGCGGCTTCTTTAGATGCTCGGTCAAACGAAGATTTCATCTGTTCGTACTTCGCCGTGTTGTCTTCGTATTCAAACGCCTCCAACGCCGCGAGTTTTTCTTCGGCAGTCATGCTGTCATAACCCTCAATACCCGAAGTGTCAATTCTTGCCATAAACTTACCTCCTGCGATTTAAGGCTTCTCTGCCTGTAATTTTGCGTTTTTACGGCTTCTCTGCCGTTTGCGATTAACGTCTTCTCTGACAAAATAAAATGGACTATGAAGACAATTTCTTGCCTCATAGCCCTATTTGGCTGTTTCCCTGTCACTATTTAGACAGGTCGTGCTTACTATTCAGTTTTCTTTTCAGTTCCACGACAACGTAGCTGCCCTTTTCTTCGTGGACTTCCGCGATACCTCTGCGGCTTACGATTTCTCTAATCGTAGTGAGCAGATCATATTCACTTTTCGATACTTCCAATACTTTCTCACCCCTTTACAGGCAACCACCAACATCGGCAACGCCAATGCGGTTTCGGTGGAATCTTATCTATCGGAAACACCTGCCCGTGGAGTTCACGACACTCGTCGCATCGTCTTTCGTCCGGCACAGTGTACCATTTCACTTTTTTAATGCCGTTATCACGGTATGCCGTTATAACGGCAGTGTCCGTCACAAGGATCGCGTACTGCGTGAACATATCGTTCCAATAGCGCAAAGCCTTGTCAAATGCTTTCGTCTTGTTATCAGTTGCGATAACACTCTCGGCAAATCTCGCTTGTTTGCGCTCAACCTCATGTGCATATACATACTCGGTTGTCGGCTCATAGTCCTCCAACATATCGAGCAGCCAATCGTGGTCAATAGACGTGCGAGGCTTCTTTGCATAGGCCTTATAATACCGCTTGGCAATCTTCAAAAAGAAGTATTCGGCAAGTTCTTCTAACTCTCCGTACATCTCTTTTGCGCCGTTCAGCACATTCAACTCGTCAATGTGAAGCTGCGCCTTGTATCGGTTGAACACACGGATGAACCGTTTTCTTGCAATCACAAGAATCTTGTCGGTGTATTCATACATCAAGCGACACCTTCTTGCTCGTCAACCTCGTCAACGGCAATAATCTCCGTTTCGTCAGCCTTGGCTAATTCCTCCGCCTGTTTCTTTTCCTGTTCCTCGGCATACTTCTCGCTCATAAGATAAGCAGCTTCGGGGTCAATAAACAGCCCGCAGGATTCAAACGCAAGACGCGGATGCACCTTTTCGTTTGCCAACAGCATGGTCAAAATCTGCGCCTTTTCAAGCACATTCTCGTAATTGCGGCGAGTGAAGTGTGCCTCAATGTCAAAGATTTTCAGACCAAGGGAACGGTATTTATCACAAATCCGCAGGGCAATCTTCAAAAACTGCTTCTCGGATTCCTTGAAATGCTTCTCGTCCAGCTTCGCTCTCGCCTCGGCAAGCGTCCAACCATTGCGGAGAATCACCGCGCCGTTGTTGGAACTGTCGGAAGTCGTGCCGTCACCCATCACAGGCATACCCACAATTTGCAGAACCGTCTGCTTCATGTGGTCAACAAGCGTCTGCGTCTGCATTTGGTTCAGCTCTTGGACAAGATACTGCACATCACCGCCGTCCGGCAGAAGCAATGCACCATCGTCCTTTAACCGCGCAAACTGTTCTTCGTCAATGTTCGCGCCCTTAAAAACAAGAAACGCCTGGACGAAGTTGTCAATCGCATCGTCGCGGTTGCTGCCTACATCGTTGATGGCATCGAGCATACCCAAAACGAGTTCAAAGATTCCTAATTTTGCCTTGTTAAAGCTGTACTCGATAACAGGAATGTCCCCGATCAAGTGCGCCGTAGAAGTCAAAATTTTGTCGTCTTTAATCTCGTAATAATGGGTCTTGGTATACACATAATATGTACGTTCCAACAGCTTGTTCGTGACTACCTGCACACTCATCACAGGCTTATGCCCCATGCCATTGTGACGTACAACAAATGTGTCTCTTGGGTCTAAAGTATAAATTTCAAAAGGTGCTTCATCAAGTTCGTTCTTCTTGTCGGGAAAGATGCCGCGATAGCCGACACCCGCGATATACACCCATTCGGCAAGGTCGGTGTCTCGCATATCCTTGTTTTCCGCAGACATATAAGCGTTTAGCAGTTTGATACTGTCGCTCAAATTGTCTTCGTTGCTTGCGTTGACATACTGAATCGGCTCACCGACAAGATAGCCAGCCTTGAACGCAACGATTTCGTGTGCGTGATTCTCAACAATTTTGTTCAGAACGTCCGTGTTATATGTCTTGGTGCGGTTCAGAACACTCTGTCTGCCGCGCCAATAGTCGTAAAGGTACTGGATGTCATCTCTGTTGCGCTGATAATTCGGCAGAGCATCGTTCAAAACCTGCACGACATTCTCTGAATTGATCGTTTCAGCGTCCGTCAAACACTCAAAACGCCCGAACATCGGTCTTGTAGTGGTCATACTCTACCTCCGTTTATTATTTCCCACTATTATTGTCTCATGTTTTTAATGCAATGTAAAGGTATTTGCTTTACAATTTCACGGAAACAGCACAATCAGAATGGACGTTTGAACACCGTCACGTTTTGAGAGCGGCCAAAAGCCATGTCAATCGCCATTGCAAGGGAATCCGGCGCGTCATCGTGCTTGTTCTTGCCAAACATCTTGAAGGAATAGACGTTTTGCATGAACAATTCGTATGGTTTTGAGCGTTTTCCGCTCTCACGGAAGATCATATTCTCGCGGATGTTAGGTGCTTTGTCAAAAATACGCTGTTCCTTGGCTTTGAGAGGGGAGGCGGCTTTAGAAATCATGTTAATTCGCAGGTCGCTTTCCTTCAAACGCTCGGCAAGCTCGTCTTTATAACCGCTCGTTGCTTTGGAGGCTTCAATTTGACAGGCGGCAACCTCGTATTTTTCGATGGCATCCACCAACAGGGGAATGGTGACGCGCTTATCCCCGTTGTCATAGACCACATCATGCACATAAATATCGTCGCCGTATTGGAAACAGACAGGAGCAGCTACAAAGTCACCGCCGCCAAAGGCTGGGTCAACAGCCATAAACACACGGTCTGGGTTGCCCATAGGCAACTGACCGTTATAATAGCGGAAATCGGACGGATCAAAGAGCGTACCCTCTCGCTCAATCGGTTGCCCCATATACTGTGCAAGCCACGATGCCATGTCATTATTGCGCTCAAAAGACGCTCTGCGCTGATGGTAATAGTCCGTGGAAAAGCCAACACCATAGTCATAGTCAAAGTTACTCTCGTCGTTTTCATCGAGTGCCGGAACATTGATGATTTTGTACCGCACATTGGCAAACCGCTCGTCATTTTGCAGCAGTTCCATCCGCAGACCTGCGGGGTCAATCATCGACCATCTTGTACCAACCCACAGACGTTTCGCATTTTCCTTGGCTCTCGGCAGGAAGTTATTGTCAACCTTTGACCAAGCCGCGATCAGACGGTCTTTGTTCAACGCTTCTTCAATGCCGCCAATAAGGTCATCGGAGATCAGAAAGCCGTTGCAGTCACAAGCACCGTTCAGAGTGCCATACAACGAACGACAGGTGAGGGAAGGGTAGCGTTTCTTTCTGTCAATATTCAGCGTTTCGTCTTTGCTGTTGGTCGAGACAATCTTACGTTCGGGAAACACATCACGCCAAAGGTAGGTGTTCGGATCGTTGATGACTTCAAGAACGCCATTATACAAGGCCGTTGTGATTGTGTCGGAATATGCGCAATACAAATTTGACCGTTCCGGCTCTCTCCCGATCACCCATGTAATGAAAAAT